ACGTTTGCTGTAATCATTAAGGCAATCAAAGAACATTTGCCTTACGTCTTTCTCAGCATCAGGTAGACAAGCTACTGTCACACGGATATTCTTAGGTCTATCATAGGTTTTCTTTGATTTTGTCATCAACTACCTTTACATTAGGTGACCCAAGTTCTTGTAGTTCTTTAGCCATCTCCATGACCATCTCAAGGAAGTTATCGAGTTGTTCGTTAAGTCCTTGAATGATTGTATGGAGATGCCAGTTGTATGCGCCTAACGCTACTAAACTAATTGCAAGTAGTGCTGTTGTTTCAGTCATCGTTGTATAGTCCTGTGTTAATCAGCAACATTGGGTTAATGAATGCTTCGTGAAGTTGTGTATTATTAATGATAATACCTTGATTAGTTAAGAACTCAAGCCCTCTAGAGCATTTATAAGGGTCTCTAAAAACCACTCGATGAATCCCAACAGCGTATATAAGCTTAGCGCAATCAATACAAGGGGCAAGAGTGCTATACATAGTAGCACCCAAAGTAGATTGATTAGAACGGGATACTTTGGCAATTGCTTGAGCCTCTGCATGGAGAACCTCATGTACTTGGGTATCATTGTTAGTCCCTCGTGGTGTACCGTTGTATGAGAATGAAATTATGTTATCATCTTTTACAATGATAGCACCTACCTTACGATCTTCTGCGTATGACTGCTGAGAAATCAGGTTAGCAATACGCATATAGAAAAGATCCCAGTCACTTTGCGATTTCAAGTTCTACCTCTCTGTCATAGTCATACTCAAGTTCAGCTATACTATCAAGAATATAGTGTAGTTTATACTCGAGTTCATCTGTTAATGGGGTGAAGAAGTCAATAGTAACTCGTACTACACCCTCTTGTGCTGTATCAATTAACATAATAGGCTTTCCATTTTAACCATGTATTAGCTTTCTCGTTATAGGCATTCATGATATTGTCTTCACTTAAATCTAGATCAGAGATTAAGTGATTAAGACAGAACATTAGTTGACCCATTTCTTCCTCAAGTTTTTGTCTGTTACTTTCTTGTCCATCAGCTGGATAGATTGTATCAAGACCAAACCTCAGTACCTTCATAATGTTCTGAGAGACTTCATTACATTCTTCAGCTGTTGTATACAGTGTATACGCCTTATCTCTGTTCATGTGTTCTTTTCCTTGAGTTTGGCTTCAATCTTTTCAGCGTATTCACAATAAGCACCAATAGCCCAATCAACATCTTGAGCAAGTTCTATACGCTCATCAAGAGTGAGTTTAATCCATGTGCGCTGTGCTGGCTCATAGTCCAGCCCTAACTCTCTGGCGTTCTCTGCCATCTTTTCGAGGGCTTCGTTGGCTAAGGCTTCTTTGATGGCGGTGATGGCTTTGTTAGTTTCTTTTGCAACTGTCCAATCATCTTTGTAGGGTGTTGGTTGCAACGCCTCCAGCGCCAGCTTCAATGCTTCTTTAGTCATTGATTTCCTCTGCTTCTACTATATAAAACATTTCACCATTGTGGATGTCTAGGTAGTCTTCCCTGACCATCTCACGGATGATAGTATCAATATCAGCCATTGTTTCTGGTTCATAGTTGATTTCAAAACAGCAAGTTACAACATACTTTTTCATAGGTTCTCCGTGTGTATCTATAAGGTACCGACTGTGGTTGTATTGATTTTAATCAAGTTTATCAATGCTATAGTGTTCGTATACCATTTTTAAAGCCTTTCTAAATTTCTTTACTTGATTTTTGTTTTCGCATTCATCTAAACTAAATAAGTTGCTACTTAGCTTAGCGTCACACATCTCATTGTAAGTATTTCTTATACTTTGAGAAACAATATTACATTCGCATTCAAAGTCTACTTCAATCATTACCATTGCTCTACCTCCAGTGGATCAATATAACCAAACCTGATTAGACTATCTTTAACTTCTGAGGGTAATTCATATACACCATCATAGTCAATTAGGAACATTCCACGATCAAACCAGAGACCTCCTCCTGATTCGTCACCAAGTTCATTATGCTCAAACCAACCATAGTTAGTGCTAGGGCTTAATTGAATCTCATAGTTTTGACCACCTAATTTAATAGTGAAGTCATGTTTAACAGCATGTGATTTTGCCATATCAATTATCCTTATTAAGATTGTTTGAAAGGTTATAGTACAGAGGACTCATTCGAGTTCTTAACTGTAATAACATGATAGTTTCTAATTCAAGCATTTCCTGATCAGATCCATAAGCTAAGATTGTTCTGATGAATCTTGAAGGGCATTCATTATATTCAATCATAAAGCTTTCGGATGAACAGATATACCCATCATCAGGTTTACCTCGATGTTTACCAATGTACTTTTTATCGGTATCTTTGTTAACCCACATATACAGGAAAGAATCACCTTCTTGTTTATGTGCTTCAGCATCATCTGCTAGATAGACAGTCTCTTGTGGAGTACCATCAATGTGATTCTGCCAGATTTCTTTAACGTAGGCTACCATAGGATCACCTTTAGGGGCTTTCCAGAAGACTACAAAAGATGGCTGTCCTTCGTTGGCACAGAGATACTCATAGACCCATTTGTTGTGGAGACCATTATACTCTTTACCTTCGATGGATATTTTAACCATTGCTTTGCCAGTACTAGAAGTGTAAGTATCAACTTCATCTACAGTACATTCATAGATGTCGAAGAACTTAACACTTCCAGCGACAAAACGTTTAATCGTTTTGAGGTGATTCATTAGTTGCTTTTTTGTAGTGTGTGTTCATTGTATAGAACGATCCTTCATCATCTATTGGAGAACAGACAACAGAGGATTTTACGTAGATAGATTTACCTAGTTTAGGATGATCAAGCACTAGCGGTATTACAGCAAATGTTAAAGTTATTTTATCAAAGTCAACTTTGTAAAATCCTACTTCACCTTCATAATGTACTATTTGTGGTTCATTCATAAGACTTTACCTTCAGACTTGTACTTGATGAGTGCCTGAAGATACCACAGAGCTTTGTTTAACTCTTGTACTTCTTGGTCTTTATTACCACAACGCATCAGGTATTTATACACTTGACCGAACAAGTGAGCTTCAACACCTGATTTACTTTCAAGCATGTCAACCATGAGTTCCATGTATTGTTTACCTGCGGCTACGTTTTTGTAGTGTGGAGGATTAATAGCATCTAATTTAGCAGATTCCATATCAATTTCCTTGTTGTATTCTATACCGAATGCTTCAGACCAACCTTTTTCCATTTCTATACGTTCTTTTTCAAGCAACTTTTTAGATTGAATGTCAAAGAAATCTTCTTCATCCCAATGTGATAGGATTTTGTCGATACGTGATTGTGGCACTGGTTTTGGTTTCATTGTGATTTCCATTAGTATACATCTCCGTTTATAATGATTTTGTTATCTTCATAAGGGGCGGCAATTCTACGATAGAACTCGAGTTTAGCTCCTTCAAGTGCGCCAACAACATCATTTACAGACTGATATGATGGGCTTTTGTTGTAGTAGTCACGAATGAATGTTGTGATTAGGAAGTTTAATTCACCTGCACAGTGTGGCTCATAGTTGAGCATGTGTGGTGATTGACGGGCTTCTTCAGTTATGTATGGCATATTAATCCTTAAATGAAACACGATACCATATGAAGTATATGGCGATGATTGTTAATACTCCGATCATAAGTACTCTGCAAGAATTGTATCACAAGCTTTATCGACAGTAGACCTCCATTCAGTTACAAGGGATTCAAAGAAAGGATGTATTGTTGTGTTGTCTTCTTTAAACGCTACAACAGGAATCTTTAATACATAAGCAGCATAGAATACTTCCATAGCTGTACCGTGTTTAGGTATAGTAGGATCATTTAAGTTTGCTAAGATTAAGTCAGACTCACGGATATCACGAAGATCAAGCTCAAATATACGTTTCATATATTTGGGTTGAAATGCATGAATACGTCTGCATGGATTAAGTATGTTTGAAGAGTGAGCTAACAGGTGAGTTGCTGTTGATCGCCAACCTTTAGCTTCTTCAGTAGATACGTGTTCCATTGGACCCGCAAGGTAGATTGTTCTACGATTCATTTAGTCACTGTCTCCAAGTATAAACCTACATTGCCGATAGCATAACCTAAGAATGCAATGCTTAGACCTAGACTTCCTTTAAGGAACAGGTCAATACATACACCTAGATAGACTATGCCGATGATTGCTATTAGTGTTGAACTCATAGTTCCTCGATTATTTTAAGTACATTAGCAGTAAACCAGAGACCGCCTTGAGACTCAGGTCTTTGGTGACGTACAAGATCATTGATTTTTACTTTACACCATACACGACCTTTCTTAGATAGGTGTGGTGCAATAGGTTCAGCACATGCATGCCATCCTGGACGATGTGCATACCCTTTAGTTTTATGATCTTCAGCGAAGTACCATACGTCTTTTTCTAGTCGTTGTTTACGATTGATAAAGAGTGGTCCGTAGGTATTGTCTGTACGCTTCCTGAAAAGTTTGTATGCTATCATTATCATTTACCTCTTTAATTTCAGTCCATGCAACAAAATGGTATA